CGCCGCCCGGCAGCAGCCATGCCGCGCCGGGATGCAGGCGGTGTAGCCAGTAGCCAATCGGCGCACCGGCCTCGCCGAGTGCGATGCCCTGGATGGTCGGCACGCCGTCGACCATACCGTTCCGCGCCGTGTCGAGGTGATCGCTCTCCAACACCTGCAACCGCAATCCGATCGGGTTGGCCGGCGACGGCGGCACCATCACGAAGCGCACGAAGCATTCGCCGCTTTCGACCACCGCCCGCATGGCCAGCGCCTGCAGGCCATAGAGATCGAGCCGCCCCTCGGCGTCACAGGCCGTGCTCTCAGCCCAGCGCCGCCAGGCATCGGCGTGGCGCTGGTCCGGCCAGCGCGTGGTGATGCCGGCACCTACCGCATTGCCGGTCCAGAGATCAACGATGCGGCTGGCATAGGGATCATTGCGGACAGCATCACGAGCACGCCGTGCGACCGTCGCCGCGGCCATGCCGACCTCGGCCGTGGCGCTGCCGCCGGAGTGTGACCAGGCGGAGGCCCGCTGGTCCTGCGCGGCCGCGTAGCCGCGGAGCGCGAACCAGGCATCACGAATGCGCCCCATCACCTACTTCCCTCACGCGAGAAGCTGGCCAGCGTGACGCAGGGACGGCGCGTCGCCGCCACCTCCGCGCCACGCAGCACGGCGAGCGCACGGCCGAGCTCATCCAGGCTGCGGTATTCCACGGTTCGTCCGTCGAAGGTCACGCGGGTGGTGCCGCCGGTATAGGCCGCGGCGAGCGCGGCGGCACGGCTACCAGCGGGCTGCGCGAGCGCCCAGGCGAGGACGGTCGGATCCATGCTCGTCCTCCTGTCAGCGCAGCCAGCCATTTCGCGGCGCGAGCCAGCCGCGCGGGCGCTGGGTTTCAGATGTGACTGGCGCCTGCGGTGATGAGGCCGGTGCCGGCGCGGCGGAAGCCGATGGTGTGGCTTCCAGTGGCGCGTCAGCGATCTGGTCGCGCAGCTGCTGCCAGAACCGCTCCCCATATCGATCGGCGCCGAGCAGCCAGAGCGCCGCGCGCGCCAGCACCGCACAGTCCAGCGCCTCGTTCCGCTCGCGCAGCTTGGCCCATTCCTGCCGGGCAAAGCCGCGCCGATCCTTCGTCGTGCGCAACTGCTCAGAAACCAGCTGCTTGACCCACTCCACATCGATCGCGCGCGGCAGATGCACCCAGCCGGGCGGTAGCTCCTCCGCATCACCGCGGCCAAGCCAGAGCCGACGATAGAGATCCGCCTTCCAGGTCGAGACCGAGACGGTCCAGAGCTTCAGGCCCCGCCGGAGCTTGCGGCCATCGACCAGCGCGTCCACCGGCGTCGGGCCCTGGACTGGCTGCGACCGGTTCCAGCCGTCGATGCCCTTGGTCGGCGCGATGCGCGGATCCCGCAGGCGGCGGAGGTGGCCATAGACGGCGGCGGTGTCGCGACCGCCGGTATCCACGCAGAGCCGGGCGATGCGCATCGCGCCGCCACCTCCCAGGGATCGCGGTCCCGCGGGCTGCCCTGGATCACGACATGATCGACGAGCCAGGACGAGAACCCCTCGGCCCAGCCCCAGACGTCGCATTCCAGACGATCGTCCTGCACGTCCACGCCGGCCGTCAGGACCAGGGCGCCGGGCGGCACCACGCCCATCCGAAAATCCTCGCGGCGCTCGACCAGGCGCTCCCAATCCGGCGCCTCGCCCTGCTCCTGGCAGGTCTCGCCCAGCACGGTGTTCCGAAACGTCTTGATGTCCTCGGGCTTGCCCTGGGCCGCCTCCCAATCGCGCGCGATCTGCGCCCAGGACAGCCAGCCCACCGGCGAGTAGAGCGCCGAGATATGAAAGCCGATCGTGTGCGGATCCTGGCCCATGGCTGTCGCGCGCCACTCGCCACCGCCGAGCATGGCGGTCTTGTCGTGCTCCTGCATTCGGTGGTCGCAGGCCGAGCAGTGGTATCGCACCGTCTCCGGCGCACCCTTTTCCCAGATCAGGCGCTCGAAACGCAGCCACTGCATCTCGCCGCATTCGGGGCACGGCACGAAGAACCGCCGCTGATCGCTGGCCAGGTACTCGCGCTCGATGCGGCTCCGACCTGCGATCGTGGGCGTCGAGACCAGGAAGGCCTTGCGGCGCCAGCCGAAGGTGCGGGCGCGGGCTTCGGCCAGCGCGATCGGGTCACCCTCGCCGGCGACATCACCGGGATAGGCATCCACCTCGTCGAGAAACAGGAACCGCGCAGTCATGGAGCGCAACCCGACCGCGCTGTTGGCGCCGGTCAGTACCAGGATGCCGCCGGGAAACTCCTTCGACAGCATGGTGTTGCCGCTGTCCCGCGCGCGGGCCGGCGCAACCCGCTCCCGGAGCGCCGGCGTTTCCTCCAACAGCGGGTCGATGCGTTGGCGCGAGAAGCGCTTGGCCAGTTCCACGGTCGGCTGCACCGCCAGCGCCGGTGCCGGCACGTGGTGCATGATGTAGCCGAGCCAGTTGTTGCCGCTCTCGGTCGCGCCGACCTGCGCACCCTTCATGAAGACGACGCGACGGGCCGGATGCACCGCCGACAGCGCATCCATCACCTCCTTCAGGTACGGCGTGCGGCTGGTGCGCCAGGGACCGGGTTCGGCCGACGCCCGGCTGCCGAGCATGCGATGCCGCTCGGCCCATTCCGAGACGGTGAGCTGCGGCGGCGGGCGGAGCATGGCGCCGACGCGGCGGCGCACATGCTCACGACTGCGGAGTGCGGTCCCCTCCGAGGCCTGCTGGATCGAAGCGATCGGCCGCCTCCGTCAGCAGCTCGTTGATGTGGCTCTGCAGGATGGTCTGCAGCAGGTGTGGATCGACGCTTATCTCGGCCGCGATCAGGCCAGAGACACGGGCGGGCCAGTTCAGCAGCGCGTCCCGCATGGTGCTGCCGATCTCATCGAGTGCGGCATTGGCCTCGGTGACATCGACCAGGCGGCGCTTGGTCTCATCCAGAGAAAGGCGCTGCGCCTCCACCTTCAGGGCAAGCTGCGCGACCTTTAATCGAGCGAAGGGCGTGCCCTCGACGCCGGCACCGCCGGCCAGGGGCGAACGGGTTGGATCGGCGGTTTCCACCAGGCGACGGCGGGTCTTGTCGATGTCCCACTGGCCGTCCGGCTCGCGGGTGATGCGGCCGGCGCGTTCGGCCTTGTGGATGGCGGTGTCGCTGACGCCGAGGCGCCGTGCAGCCTCGCGCGTGGAGGCGGTCAGCTCGGGCATGGCGGCGACCTCCCGCCGCGCGTGATGGCGATGCCGGCCTTCTCAGAGGGGACTAAGGGCGCGCTGGCGGGCGGCTTCAAAGGCGGATATGGCGGCGGGCCAATCCAGCGTGGCACCGTCGCCGAGCATCTGCACCGGCGCGAGGGTTACGCGGCGGCGCGACCAGTAGTTGCTGTCCAGCGTCGCCAGCCATCCCGCCAGCCCCTGCGCGGCAAGCGCCGCGGCTGCGGCTTCGACTTCCGTCTCGCTGGGTGGTGCCGCGCGCCCCATCGTCACATGCCGGCCATCCTGCGCGAGAATGATCCAGCGGCGTTCAGCGGCCATCGGCGGACGCCTCGCTCTGGTCCATCGAGGCGTGCAATGCGTCGAGCGCGCGCCGGGCCGCACCGATCTTGCGGGCAGAAGGGATCCAGCCCGCCTCGACCGCGCGCAGGAGTGTGTCAATCGCGGCGAGGGCGCTGGCGGTGTCCATCGGCTTGCTAGGTTTGCTCATCCTCGTCTCCGTCGCACCGGGCGAAAGGCCCTGCGCATGACGGACGCTTCGCGCTGCGCTGCCACACAGCCAAGTCGAATGATGAGCAGGTGGCGACGATCTTTTGTCGTGCGGCAGACGATGCAGCGTGCCACATCAGGGCGACCATCGAGGATCGACGATGATGCTGGAGCCGAGCGCGCCGAAGGACATCGAGAAGATGGTCGAAGCGACCGCAAAGGCGATGGCGATCGCCGAACACCACTGCGGCACACCGCGCATGGTGAAGCTCTACATCGATGACGCCAGGAAGGTTCTGCTGGACGTCGCCAAGTCAGCCAAGCGCCAGAAATGGACGATCGAGGAACTGATCCTCGCGCTGGAGCCGCCGAAGCCCAAGCCGAAGCCCTGGGAGAAGTACGAAGGCCCGCCGCGGCGCGGCGGGCCCTGATCGCGCCGCCGACTGCGTCAGTCGGCGATGCGGTAGATCGTGAAAGACCCTTTCGCGCCTGACCTATTGGGGCCGACCTGCCGGATGCGTTCGGCGGCGATCACCGCAATTCCCTGGCGCTTCTTCAGGCCGGCGAAGAAGCCCCGCACCGTGTGCTGCTGCCAGCCGGTTGCCTCGCAGATCTGCGCGATGGTGGCGCCCTCCTCGCGGCGGAGCAGGGCAAGCACCGTTTCCTGCTTCGTGCCCTCGCGTGGCTTGCGCGGCCCATCCGGCTCGCGCGCGACGCGGGCGGGCTTGCCCGCGAGCAGGGTGCGCAGCGCCTCCATCGGCGCGTCCAGGGCGCCGATCATGTCGGTCGAGCGGTTGGCCTCATCATCCCAGGCTGCGAGGACCGCGGCGGCGGCGGCGCGCAGGCTGGCGCGCGGCGTGGCGGCGGGTGCCGTGAGGGCTTGGTCGTGCAGGG